GATGAATAAGCGGACGGACCCGACCGGCGTCACCCGGCTGTGGGTTATGGATTCCCGCGTGTATGCCCACAACGGGAAGAGCCAGCACCACCTCACTTAGGCTTGAACAACTTCTGGATTTTGCCCAGCACGTTCTGCTTCCATTCTTTAACTGATTGGACCGCTGACAGATTGTCAACAATAGAGCGAACACCTGCAGATAGAGACTTATTTCTGATACCGTCTCGCACACCTTGAACGAAGCTCGTCCAAACTTGCGGATCTTTCAGGACTGGGGTAGTCTGTTTCAGAACACTCTTAGGATCACCAAGGAACATGTGCATGGCACGCGAAGCTATTTTCTGCAAGGTACCTGGTGGTTTAGGGTCCGGAGTCCCTGCCGTGCCTTCAGTCTCTTTCTGCTGTAAAGCTAAGATACCCTGTATCGGCGCGCTGAAGGGGGAGGACTCGTCCGTCACTGAGTCATCTTCATTCTTAACGGCTTTGGCGAGAGTCTCAGCTCGTAAAGCCAGAATGTTGCCGGCATCGTTAGGAAGAGCGGCTGTCAACGATTCTGGTGTGTAGGAGCCGATCAAGTCAACTGGAGTCACCTTCTCGACTGTCGAACCTTTAACGGTAACGGTACCAGTGGTCAAAGGAGTCAACGTGGTGACAGCATCCCAGGCATCTGGCCACGAGTCAGCGTCTGTGCAAACACTACTGGATTGCCAAGTGCATAAGAGATACGTATTAACTTCCGTATTCGCGGTAGTTATTGTTTCCCGTTCGAATAAATAACTGAGCGACGTAGAGCCGATAATACTAGTGTTAACTGTAGAGCCACTCCCGGCAGTGACTACAATTGAAGCGACTTGAGCGATCCCTTCGATCTGGGATGAGACGGTCCAGGTTTCAAATGGAAGCCGAGACTGCATCACGAGAAGGACCAGAGTAGCTCCATTAGGCTGAAAGTTCCCTTTCTTGTAGTCCTTACCCTCGATGTTAACTTCGAACATCATACTTCCAGTCTGCTCCAGATTGATGACAGTGGTACCCGTGGTTATCCAGAAATGCCGCTGTGTCGAGTCGTTCAAGTTATAGGCAACATCAAAACCCGCGCTCACCTGACTCTGACGAAGCCACAACGCCTCAGAAACCTTCAGTGTCCTGATGTTGTATGACTTAGGCTCAACTGTTCTCGCCCAAACTGAAGCGCTTATAGGACGACGGGAGCAGATTAGATCCACGGAGGATTCAGATACCAGACGCATGGATTCCTCAGTAGTATTCGACTTATCGGCTAGAGGTGTGGTATTAGCTAACGCGCCCATTGTGGAGGCAGCGACATCATTAGTAGCTAGGGAGGGTGCCTCATCTGAGTTGGGTTCCTTCCAACGTACACCACCATTACGGCGGGCTATGGAACAAGCAGCAGCTTGGGGATAAAGCCTGCAGAGATTGCCCTCAGGGAGTTGCTCTTCTAGCATGGCGACAATAGCCTTCATGTCGCATTTCAAAGTACCGTACGGAGTCGAGCTTGGTAGCATTGTGAGCACTTCACGAATACTCTTCTCCCAAGGACCGAGCAGAGAAAGGATATTCTGGGCTGATGTCATGAATGACATCATTTTGGACTTAGTTACAACGGGGACGTGCTTCTGAAAATTAGTAGCTGCCTGACGAGCGGACACTCCAACATAGCAATCAACATAGGTCAGATAATTCTTGAAGGAAACACTCTCGGGAGCGACACCTTTCTCATCAAGATAATCCCGATCAAGCTCATAAGCAGATTGCAGTTTTTCAAACTGAGCGATAGCGTGATCCGTAACAACATTGAGCGTCTCTTTAACGGGTACTAAGTACATACCACTGGATGGAGCGGCGCCATTCGACCCAAGTATCGACGTGCCTAAGGCAGCAGGAACATCTTCTGTCGTCATCAAGCGCAAGGAACCTGGTGCTGTTGCCGGAACTGTGGGATCGATGAGAGTCCATGCTTTACCACCTGGATTGAGCAATCCCGGATTCAAAGATAGTGATGGGACGGCGGACGATGCTGTCTCGGCGGAAGGTGAGAAGGTATTACCATCTCCCTTAATGTTGAAGTTCTGGACGATTGAAGTTGCGTTACCCATCATGAGTGCGATCCGTCACAAAATAAGC